CTTGAACCAGTCACGGCCGGCGGCGCCGCCCCACAGATTGGCTGACACGTCTGCCGGGCTGTTGGGCTCGGCTTCAAGGAAGCGCTCATTACGCGCCCACCATGCGTTCGCCTTCTGGATCTTGGCCTCGTTAGGGGCTTCACCGGCCACCAAGGCCTCGGCCTCTAAGACGGTCTGCTTCTCAAGGCCATCACCGGCGAGACCTTCGGCATACTGCTCAAGGCCGCGGCGGAGGTTGTTTCGGACGGTCTCCGGGGCGGTCTTGGTGACGGCCCGAGGATGCCAGCAGGCTGCCATGGCGAGCTGCTCGGTCGAGCGTTGAGCCAGTCCAAACTGGATGGCTTCCTGGGCGGTAAACCAAGTTTCAGCCTTCATGGCTGCCCGGATCTGCGAAGTCGGTTTTCCGGTGGCCTTGGCGTAGATCGAAGCCAGAACCTCGGCGTGTTGGTCCAAGGCGTCGGCCATCTTCCGCATATCCTCTGAGGTGCCTGCCACCATTCCGGAGGGGTCGTGAATCATGAACAGAGACGCTTCGGCCATCTCAACCGTATCGCCGGCCAGGGCGATGATTGAAGCAATCGAGGCAGCAATGCCGACCACCCGGGTGGTGACAGGCGCCTGCCGGCCTCGGAGCATATTGTAGATGCTCAGGCCGTCCCAGACGTTGCCGCCGGGGCTGTTGATCTCGACCACAAGCGGGCCTTGCCCGATATCCTGCAGGGTTTGGCTGAAGGCCTTGGCAGACACACCGGAGCCTCCGAACCAGTCCTCACCGATTTGGTCGAAGATCTGGATGGTGGCGGGCTCCATGGCCGAGGCCCGCGGCTGGTAGGAAAGCCAGTTGTTGATCTTGGTCATTCTGATTTCTTGGCTCTGGGTTTCCGTTTCTTGGCCACAGCAACCACCTCTTGGATGGGTTGGGCTGGGATCTCCTCGGGCATTGTCCCAGAGGGCTCTGCCTCGGCAGCCATCTCGGCTGGCTCGGGCGCGATAGGCTGCTTCTGGGCGGTCGAGATCTCGGAGACGTCGATGCCGTACTTCAGGGCCAGATCCCGGATGTGCTTGGCCTGCTGTGCCTTGGCCTCGAGGGCCGAGCGCCAGTCGATGCCTCGGGCGCCGTAGATCTCGTCGTAGGTGGTAACACCAGCGCCGAGTTCTGCGAGCTGTGCAGCAGAGTTGCGGCCCACGTCGACGTTGGGAGCCCGGGGTGCCTGGATAGCGACCTCGTACCAGTCGTCAGGTGAGTCTCGCAGGGTGGGATCGGTACGGATGGCGTATTCCATCACATATTCCCAGATCCTACGGGCGGCCGAGGCCATAACCTGGTGACGGCTCCGGAACCACACTGACGACATATCGAGGGCGCCGCGGTAGACCGTGCCCTGCATCCCTTCCGGGAACACCAGGACGTAGGGGATGCCGACGCCGGCACAGACCTTCTCGGTCAGGCTTCGCCAGTATTCCCTCATGTTGACGTTGGGGCGGTCGGCTTGGAACTGCTCGAACTCGTCCCCGGACTTCAGCACCTTGACCGTGCTGCCAAATACGTTCTCGTAGTAGGTCTGGGCGGTGCCCTGACTTCCAACCACACCAGAACGGAGACTGCTGGCCTGCACCTCACCGGAACTGGTCTTGATCACCTGGGCCACGCTGGAGGCGAGCTTGCAGGATTCCATTTCCAGCTTCTGAAGGTCGTCCAGGTCGTGCAGGTCGTTAATGACGCACGCCACGAATGGCAGGCCACGGAGCTGGCCGGCACGCTGGGCCTCGTAGATGTGGACGATGGAGTCGGAAGATATTGACCGGATCTCGGTGAGTTGGCCTTGGTTCGTTTCCTGCCCAATAAAGTAGGAAAGAGCGCGGCCTGTTTTGGTATCAAACCGGACTCCATCGAAGATGTCCGGAGATTGCTCCTGGCCGGTAGGTGTCGCCACCTGTTGAGGCTCAATGAGCTGCAGACGGGGGCGGCCCGAGTCTCCCTTGGTCAGCAGAAGGAAAGATTCGCCATCGTAGAACCATCCACGGGCGGCCAGGCTCATCAGAGTTCCGAAAGACTGCCGGGATCCGATGTCAGGGTAGCGGCTCCAGGTATCCCACCATTTCTTCGCTCGGA